GAACCCGAAACAGTAGTAGTAATAATTCCACCAGATGATTATACCGTCACAGATATAGAAGACAACGAGCCAATCACGACAGTGATATTGGACAATATTCTTGAAAATACGTTCACTACTGATATTGGGGCTGACGAGGTTGGCGCTGTTCTTGACACACTCCTCGGCGCAGAACTTAGCGACACCCAGTTTGACAATGTTCTAGAAGCCGTGTTCACCGAAGATGTTTCGGCAGATGTATTCACCGAAGCACTAACAACGATGTTGGATGCAGACATCACTAGCGAACAGTTGACGGCAGTTTTGGATTCAGCATTCTCGGAAGACACTTCTGCCGAGAACATGGTGTCGGCTTTGGAATCAATCTTTGATGGTCCGCTTAGTTCTGGCGACCTAGACACAGTTATGGCAGCCGTATTTGACGAAGATATATCGGTTGCGGACACTATGACGGTTCTTGGGGACTTGCTTGAAACAAACCTGAGCGCGTCAGAAACAGAAGCAATCTTCGACAGCGTGTTTGACAGTGACCTCTCGGATGCAGAAACCATTGAACTTATCGTTGATGTATTGGAGGACGGTCTAACCGCAGAGAATTTGGGCGCTGCTCTTGGCGCAGTCTTTGACGAAGAAGTAAGCACCGAAGTTTTGATTGAAACCTTTACCGCCGTCTTGGGCAATGAACTAGACGCCGAGTCTGTTGGTGTCATCGTGGATGTGTTGGAATCCGACACAATTACGAGCGAGCAGGTATCCGAAGTAGTCACATTGGTAATTGAGCAGGAAGGTGGTATTCCCAGTGAGCAAGCAACAGAGTTGGCAACTAGCGCAAAGGTCCTGGAAAGCATCGATGCTGCGCAAGCAACAGAAGTCTTTAGCGCGGTCGTGGTCGATGATGTGTCATCAGAACAAGGAGAGGCAATAGCAGAAGCCCTCATTGACGCCCCAACGGAAGTAAAGGAATCATTTGAAGAGGAAATAAATGTCTTCGATGGCGTCTTCGATACCTATGTTGCAGTTGACTCTTCAATCGATGTTGGAGACAGAAGAACGCTTGTTGCTGCAGGAGCCGCTGTGGCGGCAGTTGGCGCTGCTGCTGGTGCTGCACCCTCCCCTGGCCCCACAGGCCCTTCTGGAGGCCCCACAGGCCCTTCTGGAGGCAATTCTGGTGGAGGCGGTGACGTCCCTGCTCCAGATAAGAAGAATAATTCAAAAAATCGGCGCCGTGCGCGTCAGGGTGTCCGCGTAAGGTAGCCGACCCTACCTATACCACAAGTGATGATTAAATAAAATAACTGTACCTAGTCGGCAAGGACAAGATATGTTGAAAAAAATCATTGGAGAACTTTCTTCACTTGGCTGGACCCTGGCTGGAACTGGACTTGTCCTGATTACTCTTAGCGGAGATACCCAAAAATGGGGAATCTACATGTCAATCGCGGCATTGGCTATACACATTATTGGTTTCGTTATCCCGTCTGGAGACGACGAGTAATGACTGAAGTATATGTAGCACTGATTAGCACATTCGGTCTGGTCATTGTTGCATATTTTGAGCATGGTCGCCGCGCTTCTAAGCAAAACTGGGAAGAAAATAAAGCAGACCACAATTTCGTTGTCGACAAAATCGAGACAGTAGCAAAGGGACTCGGAATTTCAATAGACAGAGTTGAGAGTACGGCGCTAAGAACAGAAGCAAAAATTGACGAGCACATCCGCGACCATGCTGTTGGAGAATTTAAAGCCGATGCCCCCGCGTGATATATCACGCCGCTAGACTCCTGGCAACAAGTATAAAACTGGAGCAAATTAATGATTGATAGAAAAAATATTATGGACATTGCCAAGCGCGAATGCAAAGGCGATGCATCTACGGAAGAAATTGAATGGCTGCAATCTCCAGAAAATCGCTTGGCTTGGTGTCAGTCGCTTCTAACCGCCCTTTCGGACTATGAGTCATCTGCAATGTATCATCGCGAGCGCGTTAATATGATGGCTCAAGATGTAAAACTTGGTGTTGTTTCCCATAAGGACTACCTTGATGAGAAAGAAAAGTTTGACACATGGTATCGAAAGTCGCAGCGTTACCGCAACGGTATCAGCGAGCGCCTATCGCAGGTAAAAACACTCCTCGCCGAAGACAAGACAATTTCATACCTTGATGAAATCGCGAGATTGACTTATGCAATCATCCAACATAAGAAGGAATCTGAAGAAACTGAAGCAATACCAGAAGTATATGACCTTATTCTTTGGTCATCTATTTCAGTTCTTGAGTAGGCGTGGACAGCGAATATTCGCAACTAGCGGGAGCGTTGAGGTCAGTCGCTCTTGCGTGCGATGGCGCAGTAACCGAAGACGGCATAGGTTTTAATAAATCAGATTCGCGTATCGGGACACAATTAGCACTAATCCCAGAGTCATACTGGACCCCGACAATGGCTTATTCTGCGTGGATAATGTTGGCCAAGTATTCGAAACAACTAAGGAAACTTGGTTTTGTGTATGACGAGATTACTCCCCCCAGGCGCTCATACACAGACATACATGAAGACCTAAGTTCCCTTTATGGCTCAAATGTGGATAAGCGAATCACTAAAATTAAGAATAGTTTTATTGTTCATTGTCAATACGATGAGCAGATAACTTCAGAACTAAAGCAAATTACTGGAATTGTTTGGAATTCCGCTGCATCTGTTTGGATTGCGCCAGAATCGGCTAAATTGGAACTTGCAGAATTTGCATCTAAGTACCAATTCAATGTCTCGCAGGAAGCACAAACTCAATTGCCTGAAGTAATCCAAGATACAGAAAAGTCGCTGACCATTAGCAAGCGCGGTATGGCTGTAATTAAATTCCCGTATGACCCTGAGATTATTGCTGAGGTAAAGAAACTCCCTCAGCGAATTTGGGATATGAAGAAAAAGCACTGGACTGCACCAATAACTATTGGAGTACTTGAATTAGCCGATAAGTATAAGTTTGATGTTGAAGATTCGGTTAGGGAAAAAATTCTTGAACTCACCAAGAAGTCAACAGAACTACTGGTCCAATCAACATCGACCGATGCAGACATAAACATCCCTACCCTTAATGGAACTTTAATGCCATACCAGAAGGCTGGAGTTGCCTATGCGGGTTCGGTGGGGCGCTGCCTAATTGCTGACCAAATGGGGCTGGGTAAGACGGTTGAGGCAATAGCCGCACTTGAATACAGGGACGCATTCCCAGCGATTATTGTGTGCCCCGCTTCGCTTAAAGAAAACTGGAAGCGTGAAATAAATAAATGGCTTCCTCACCGAACCGTCAATATTTTGAGCGGAAAAGGCAACATTGCAAATGTTGATGTGAACATTGTGAACTACGACATCGTCGGCAGGTTTGTTGAGCCAATCATGCACCTAAAGCCTATGGGACTTGTTCTTGACGAGTCGCACTATGTAAAGACCAGCAAAACAAAACGCACCGAAGCCGTTCGCGATATCGCAAAGAAAGTTCCGCAGTCTGGAACCGTATTACTTCTTTCTGGAACTCCAGTGACAAACAGACCAGAAGAACTTGTCAGTCAACTAGAGATTCTTGGAATGCTTAGTCGCTTCGGTGGCAAGTGGGCTTTCCTGAAGCGTTACACGAATGCGTACCACAATGGATTTGGCTGGGACACCAAAGGTGCTTCTAACCTAAATGAACTGAACATGAAACTGCGCCAGAACTGCTACATCCGTAGAACCAAAGACGAAGTGCTAAAAGAACTTCCAGCAAAGACACGAAATGTTGTCCACGTTGAGCCATCTGGAAAAGGATATGTGGAGTACAGGAAAGCAGAAGGCGACCTTCTTTCATTCCTTGCAGAGAATGGATATCGCGCTTCGGATACAGCGGAGCACTTGCGGAGAACTACTGTTCTGAAGCGTCTTGCCGCTGACGCGAAGATGGAAGCAGTAATCGAATGGATTGATTCATTCTTAGATTCCTGCGATAGAAAACTTGTTGTGTTCGCGCACAATGTCGCGATTGTGGATTACCTTGCTGGCAAGTATGGAAATCTCCGTGTAAGCGGTCAGGACTCAATGGAAGACAGGCAGCATGCTGTTGACTCTTTCCAAAAAGACCCGCAAGCAAGAGTAATTGTTCTTAACCTTCAGGCTGGTGGAGTCGGGCTAACTCTGACCGCTGGCTCAGATGTCTGTTTCGTCCAGCAAGGATGGACTCCTGGAGAGCATGACCAAGCAGAAGACCGTTGTCACCGAATTGGACAGGAAAACAGCGTTCAAGTCTGGTACCTAATTGGAGTAAATACCATCGATGAGGATATTTACGACCTGATTGACGCGAAACGAGTCATTGTTGATGCTGTCACTGAAGGCGATGAAGTCCAGCAAGCAAGCGTTGTTGGCGACCTTATGAAAAGGCTTTACGCCAAAACCAAGCCATAGCCTTTGTATACACCTTGCTTCGACAAGACTTTGGGCAACCGAGTCATAAGGAGCAATCATGAAAGCAACAACAGCAGCAGACGGAATCGCAAAGGGTGGCGCAATGGGCGTCGTTGTTTACTTGTGCGACAAGTACAGCATTGACCCAATGCTTACCGCACTTGCAATGCCGCTAGTGGCAGCAGTCCTCGCAATGGCATCAACAAAAATTGGCGACCCAACAGTTGCTTCATTCTTCGCAGCAAAGCAAGAGGCTAAGAAATAATGGCAAAGGAAAGTTGGCCAGTAGTTCCAGTTAAATACTGCGAGCATTTGGAAGGCAAGAAGCCAAGCCAGATTACCCCTGCGATGCTTCGCAAGTTGTCTGTTGGTGGGCAAATGCACCACTGTGCAGCGCGCGCTTTTGAAGCAATGAAAGCAGCCGCAGCAGCAGAAGGAATCAAGTTGGCTCCGACTTCCAGCGGCGATACATTCCGCAGTATCGAGACCCAGAAAAAAGGCTTCCTTACTCGCTACCAGAAGGAATTAATTCCAGGTTCGTCGACCCGTACATGGGATGGCGTGAAGTGGTATCTCAAGAAAGGCAACGCCCCGTTGGCTGCCCCAAATGATGATGCAAAAACATGCTCCCGCCACATGATGGGAATCGCCATTGATATCGCAAATGCAAACGGCAAAATTCTTGCTTGGTTGCTTGCAAATGAGCAGAAGTTTGGATTCAGTCACGAGGTAGTAGAAAACCCAGGCGCAGAACCATGGCACATCCGTTTTACCGAAGGTAAAGCAATGCCACAGGCTGTTCTGGACTACGAAGCGGCTAATCCACCACAGGCGTAAGTGTCTGAATATGGGCTGAAAATATAGTACTATTTCGCTCATACCCTCGCACACTTAAACACATAAGTCAGTACAATTATTCACAGAACAAGGAAAAAGGAGTCCAGAAATGGCCGCAAGTCAGTCCACAATTACATTCGATGTCCAAGATTGCAAGGTGTATCCAGTTAGCACCGATGTCTCTGGTGGCATTACATACGGCGCAGCAGTTGATGTTCCTGGTATCCAGGAAGTTTCTGTTGAGCCAAACTTTGTCACCGTAGAACTTAAGGGTGACGGAAAGGTTCTTGCCAAGAAGGGCAAGATTGACCGTCTTAACTTTTCTGCAACCTATGCAGAGTTGAGCCTTGAAGTACTCAAGACCATCTTTGGTGGAACCGTCGCCGCTGCAGGTTCGGGTTCAACCGAAACCGCAACTTACACCTTTGATGGTGGAAGCCTTCCATACTTTAAAGTTGAATTCTTGGTCAATGACCTTGAATCAGAACTTTCGGAGTTGGTATTCGAACTTGCTAAGTGCCAAGTAACTGGTGGAACGATTATGTCGGGTTCGACCGACAACTTCGGCACCCCATCGTTCGACGCAGAAGCGATTCTCCCAATCGCAACTGGCGTTGGCTTCGGAACCGTACAGTTCCGCGAAGCATCAACTGGCCTTAGCGCTTAATTAATCTAATCCAACTCCTCCTTGGGACAAACGACGGCCTTCGGGCCGTCGTTTGCTTTATCCCCGAATAGTGTGTATAGTTACCCGCATGGATTATTCACCAATTGTTTTAAAAAATAAAGGCGTTCCAGTTAAGTTCTACAAGACAAAAAAAGCAGAAAATGGGCTTGATGTTTGGGAGCGAGAATACGATGAGGTCGGCGAGCCAATCGTCGAAGATTCTTTCGTGCGCTTCAATAACAATGTGATTGCAGACATCGAGGTTCATTGGGGAAGCCTTGAAGAATGGCAAGAGCGGATTGAAAAACAGCCAGTTCATACGCTTAGGCAAACACTTGCTTTTGCAACAAGGCGACATAGTTCAGATATCGGAGAGGCAATGCTCGATGGTGAGGTGCTTGGTTATTCAAACGTAATCGGAACCGCGTGGGCAATTGCCAACGGCGTAAACCCGATAATGGCGAGTCGGATGTTGAAGCAGAGCGCCGAACTCGCCGAAGAGCAAAAAAGGCTGCTAAACGAGGCAATGGACGCACAGCAGGAAAAGACACAGGACTTCCTTGGAGACAGTGGTACACAACCTGGTCCCAAACGGGCCGTCCGTACGAAGAGTTCTGGGACCTCAGCCCAGCCCAAGTAGCCGCCGTCTTTGAGGGCATGGGTTACATGAAGCAAAAGGCTGGGACTAGCGAAATCATGAATTTTGCCAAGTCGCTTGGTCTTGCTTCTGGCTAGTCGTTTGTAATTTGCATTTATACTGTTTTCGTTTGCGTGCGGTGTTTTAATGTGAAAAAATAAATCTATGTCAAACGCTCCTGGTGGTATGCCGCCACTAAACGTCCGCATTCAGATTTCAACAACTGGTGCTGGAAGTGCCGCGTCTGCAATGCGCACTGTTTCTGGCGCATCTAGAGCAATGGGCTCTTCTATTGCAGGCAGTGCTGTACCAATCAGAATGATGGGTGACGCAATGCGTCAAACCGCATCGCTGATTAAATATTCTGTTCTCGGCGGATTTTTGAATATGGGCAAGGCGGCGATGGATGCCTCTCGCCAAATGGAAGTTTCAATGTCGCGCATTCAAGGTTTGGTTGGAATTAGCGCAGCCGAAGTAGAAAAAATGAAGCAATCAATCCTGGAACTTGGAGGCTCTACAACCAAATCTCCACTGGAACTTGCAGAGGCCTTGTACTTCATTACATCTTCTGGATTTAAGGGCGCAGCAGCGATGGATATTCTCGCCGTATCAGCCCGTTCCGCAGCCGCTGGACTCGGAGAAACTCAGGTTGTTGCTGATGCTTTGACATCGGTTATGAGCGCTTACGGAGAAGGTACATATGATGCTGCAGCCGCGGCAGATATTCTTACAATTGCAGTACGAGAAGGTAAGGCAGAAGCAGACCAATTTGCTCCAGCACTTGGCAAGGTGCTTCCAGTAGCAGCCGCTTTTGGTGCGACATTTGAAGACGTTTCTGCTGGTGTTGCTGCATTGAGCCGTACTGGTGCAAGCGCTGGTACGGCTGCTATTTACTTGCGTCAAGTTTTGTCACAGTTGCTAAAGCCATCAAAGCAGGCATCGGACACAATGAAGGCAGTTGGAACCAGCGCAGAATCAATTAGGGCAGAAATTAGCGAAAAAGGACTCCTCGTAGCCCTGGAAAATCTAAATACAAGACTTGGTGGAAGCGAATACGAAGTTGCATCTACTGGTCTTGCAAAGGTGTTCGGTAATGTGCGTGCACTTACGGCTGTCTACTCATTGCTTGGTCCAAACCTTGAGGCGAACCGTGACATATTTGCGGAGATGTCCAACTCCGCAGGAGCAGCAAGTGATGCTTTCGAAGTAGCAGCACAAACAGCAGATGCAAAATTAAAAGCAGCGCTTGGAGAAGTACAGGCGATAATGATTAGCCTTGGTGACCAAATCATGCCAGTGGTGTCTGACTTGGTTTCGTTCGGCGGTGCAATTCTTAATGGAGTTAACTCAGTAGTTGCATTTACTGGGAAACTTGGAATTGTTGGAACCGTCGTTGGAAAGATTGTTAAATATTTTATTGGCGCCACAACCGTTTTGTTCCTCTTCGCAAAAAGTGGACTCTTTGTCTTTACAAGGGGAGCAGCATTGCTTCGTTTGTTTGCCAACATGCAGATAACAATTAAAGGCCTCACTACTGGAATCCGAACAATGAGCGGAACCACGAAAGGCCTTGGGGCGAGCATGGGCTTTCTTGGGAAGAGCACCATGAAGTCATCTTTTTCGGTTAGCCAAATGAATTACATTACGGCCCAAGCCGCCATATCAGAGCAGGCATACTATCGAGCAATAGCGCTTACCACTGGCAATCAGACACTAAGAACAATTGCAACACAGAAAGCGGCTACAGCGTCGACAACTGCAGCGGTAGCGAATCAAGGACTTGCCTGGAGCGAAATGATTGCTGCAGTAAACGCCAAAATACTTGGACGCGCTTTAATGAATATGATTCCAATTGTTGGAACAGTAATCATGGTCGGAATGATTTTGTTCGATATTTTCAAAGGAATATTTGGAAAGAAAAAATCAGAAGAAGACGCGGATGGAATTGACAAGCGCGCAAAATCTCTTGGTGAACTAAATAAGTTAATGGGCGCAACAATAAAACTTGCAACCAGCGGTTTTACCATGGAGGTAAAGGGTGAAAAAAATGATGAAGGGGTCAATGTTTTTGAGGAATTTAAAAAGACAATTCCAGAAGATTTCAATAACGCAGTTGAAGAAATAAACAAACGAACAGGAAATGACTCGGAAAAGATTGCTCTTGCTGCTGGATTCCTGGACCAGTTGGTATTGACTGACAAACAGAGAACTATGTTCACTACATTTCTAGCAGACATGCTGAATATATCAGGAAATGATATTTTGAACTTTGACAACTCTGGGACAGCAGCAGCAATTTCACAAAATATTGACGGAATGTTTATACAAGCATTCCAAGGTTCAGACAAAGATTATCTAGACGAGGTAAGAAGGGAATTTGAAGGACCCCTTAATACTGCTGGGCAGCAGTTGGATGCGCTATTCGAGGGAGTAGTAAACGCTGACAATAGGCAGGGTGCGACAAACGACATTAAGTCAATATTTGATACAGCAGGTGATTCTGTAGGAAATTTATTAGATTCCACTGGAGATGTTGTTTCATTTTCAAAGAGTCTTACGGTACTAAAAACAAAAATAGGCAACTCTGGGATGGCCCTGTATAGGCAAAATGAAATCCTGAATAGGTACACAGAGGCAGTATTAAAGAGTGTTACTGGAACGGCAGACTTCACCAGCGACTCCCAGGACCTCCAGACGGTGTTTAAAGATACTGGAAACCAATCAAAATTCATTGACGTTTTAGAGAAGGGAGGAATGACACTCACTGACGCAACGGCTGCAGTAGAAGAACTTACCTCCGCATATGACACAAATACAGTGATGGATGCTGCTGAACAATACGAAATATTCACTGGAATCGTTGATAAATATACAGTCGCTCAAGATGGTGCAAGTCAGTCACAAAAAGATGCCATGTCTTCCGCTTATGACCTTGGCTCTGAATTTGCTGATGGTTTGTCTCCAGCAATCCGCGAATTAGCGGATGATTATGAAAATGCAAAAAAAGCGCTCGACAACTACGCAAAAGGTCAAGAAGCAATAAAAGGAACTGCTGTTGGTCTTGATGACGCTGCTATTGACTACAGAGACTCCCTAAGAGGATTGAACGATGCGCTTAAAGAAAGTGGCGGCTCTTTAGGCAATAGTGCACTTGGCGATAAAGCAAAGACTGCAGTAAAGGGAGTTCAGGAATCAGTTCTTGAATATGTCAACGCATTCCAGGTAGCAAATCCAAGAGCAACCATTCAAGAGGTTCAGGATGTAGCAAGAGAAAAACTTGTTCAAGGGTACTCTGCTATCAAAGATGTCTTTAAACAAACTGGCGTAGATATTGAAGCAGGAAATGCATACCTAAATAGCATTAAATTTGACTTTACGGGTACTGGAGTTCTTGAAGAATATATAAGTACCTACTTTGGTGCGAATACAGACATGAAAAAACTTGCGGAAGAAGTCGCACCAGAACTACCGACTGCAGTATTGGACCAAATTGCTTCTGGAATTGTTGCAGACGGTGGAGCGGCCGCGGCTGCTGCGCTTCCTGGAGTACAGGCAATGGGAGATGCAATCCTTCAGCAATTCAAGGATTTTTGGGAGATTAAATCTCCATCCCAAGTAATGAAAAAAGAAATTGGTGCAAAATTAATTGACGGAATAGTGGCCGCAATCAATGACCCAGCCAGTGCCACAAAGATACAAAACGCTCTCGATAACATCGCAGTTAATCGCGCAAGCGCAAGAGCGCTAAAGGCTGCATCCGATAGGGGTGCAGCACTTGCTGCTGCATATGCAAATGGGGTACTTGGAAAAACGGCAGCAACGACCATGCCGAAAGTAGAACTAGTCGGTGAGGATAACGCACTGGGCGATTTCAACCCAGGAGAGTCAACAGGAACTGGCGGCGGAAGCAGCGAGGCCACCCCTGCACAAAAGCGCGGAGATGCTTTTAGGGGTGGAAAACAATACGGAAGATTTTTCGGAAAAGGAATTACTAGAGGACTTGCTGAAAAATTCCTTGAAGATAAGGGCAAGATAACCACTCCAGTGATGGACCTTATTGAAAAAGTTATTGGCGACTCATCAAACGCTCTTGGAACAATCGGAAAATACATTGATGCGCAGTTGGGATTCCAAAAGGCATTGAGCCAGAACCTCAAACTTGCCAACGAGCAGTTGCTGCTGCAATCAAACGTGGCAAAGGCCGAAAGAGACGCGCAGTTTGCTACAAGAAAGTTTGGAGCGCAAGGCGGTGCAGCGGTTACGGATTACGAAATTGCCCAAATTGAAGATTTGCAAAAGGCAGTTGAAAAAATAACCCGAGATTACGCAATGCGTCGCACCGATATTCGGGCGGTTATTGATGCAGAGAATGCGCTCAATGAGGCAAAAGCAGCGTCTACAGAAATATCAGAAGATGTGATTAGCACTCAAAACGGTGTTATTGACGCTAACTTGGCGCTAAAAACTGCTGGATTAGAGTCCTCTAAATCAATCTATGACGTTGTCGAGGCGCAGAAAAAACTAACTGAAGCGGCTATAGATTTCAGGATTAATGGCAAGCAGGCAGTATCTGTGTTTGAGCAGTTTGCCGACCAGGCTTTCCCAGGTCTTGCTTATCAGGTTGATGAGGCCACTGGCGTCATGTACCGCGCTGGCGTGGCCCTCTCTGATGACAACGGTCTTTTCCTCAAGTCAATTAAAGGTCTAGGAGAAAAGATTTTTGGTGCTCTTGCAATTGCCGCCAAAGAGGCTGGAGCATTGAGCACCGTCCCAGAATTCTTCGAGCCAGCAAGGCCAATAGATACGCCAGTAGGTTCAGGCGCTGGTGCAGGCGCTGATGCAGGCGCTGGAAGAATTATTCCAAGCCAAGCCGAAAGGGCAAATAAGAACAGTCCATTCTTTGGTCAGAACGAAAGTGGCGGGTATTACGATACCTTCTATGCTGCAGTCAAGAATCTTCACCCTAGTTTTGACCTTGGAGGAAATAAAACCCTTCAGGAAGCAAAGTCGGCTTTTAAAAATCTTTATGACCTTTATGTAAAAAAGGGAAAAATTGCAAAACTTGCTTCTGGCGGTTTGGTCAATCGGCCAACATTTTCGCTCATTGGAGAGGCTGGACCAGAAATGGTGGTCCCCCTCAACGGGGTTGGAGTTACCACGGCGCTTGAAAGACTATCAGCGGTCAGAAGCATGAATACGGAAACAACATCAAGCGGGCGAGAGCAGGTATTCAATATAACGGTTAATAACCCAGTACCAGAAACTGCATCGGAATCAATCTCTCGCCGTATGCGTTCGCTCTCAACTGCTGGACTGTTTGGATAGGATTAGATTATGTCTTTGGTTTTGCCAAAATTTTCAGAGTGGTACACGGTAGACAATGTTGAGTTTGCTTCGCACGCGTACTGGATTGCAGATGTATCTAAGGGTCATGCTGGAAGAAAAGGCAAGGATATTGATATTCCTTCAATCCATGGTTCTGCATGGAGAGAAAAGCGATTTGAGGCACGAAAAGAATCTTGGACAATTGTTATTACTGACGCGAATCCGACCACTGGAGTAACTGCCGCAACAGAGGCATCGCGACGAGCACAGTTCAACGAAAACTACGACGAAGTAATGTCTATTTTAAACAAGACTGGTTCTCAGTTGTTGATAAACCACAACAGAATCGACCCGAATAACTCATCGCTGATTGAGGTCAGAACTGCTTACGGAGAAATCACTGGTAGTTACGACATCGACGAGCACAAAGACCTGCTTTATGCGCAGTTCAGCGTTGATGTTGAATACGCAGACCCACGATGGTACGACGTATCCGTTTTATCACCCGCGCTATCTGCAACAATTTCTACTGCGGCAAGCGTTGCATCAGTAACAAATACTTCGGCATCTATTGGAACTGCTCCAGTTACATATATGACGATTACATTTGCACCGACTGGTGGGGACTCATTGATTAACCCACGGTTAACGAATTCAACATATTCCTCTCAGTCAATAATCGGGTACACAGGAACCATTGCTAGTGGTCAGAGTATTGTGATAGATACCGAAAATCTAACGATGAAAACTGGAACTGGAACAAATGTTATCTCTGCGCTTTACAGGAGTGGCACCAGACAAGACTGGATGGTTCTATTCCCCACAACCAATACACTTACATTTAGCGTGACTGGAACGACCAGTAGAGGGACATGCACCATAACTCATAGAAGGGCATTTATCTAATGCCCGTTGCAATCACCAGTTGGGATGTTCGCGTCGTTTCGGCGATGGATGTAAATACCGTGATTTCTTATGTACCAAGATGGACCTCGATTGAATTCTCAGACCAACTAAACGATGTTGGTTCTGGAAAAATTACTCATGATTTCAAGGACCCATTCTTTGCTCAGTTCGAGGCCGAAAATGGCAGGTCCCTGCTAACTGGGCCATACGCATTGCAGATTCTGCGAAACTCAACTCTGGTGTTCTCATTCTTCATTGAAGATGTTCAGGTAGACAGGCTTGCAGGTTCAGAAACAGTAACAATCTCTGGTCGTGGAATCGGCGCTGCTCTTGAATGGGCCGTCGTTTTGCCTGAAGGTTTATCTGGTACTACGAGAGTTGGAACCACAACTAGCAGTAAAGCGTCATTTTTTGACAGATTGTTTCCAGGCTATGCATGGAATGTTCGTTGCGCAACAACCGCAGCATTAACGGCATCGTACACAAATGGAAATTATTCAGCCGCACACCCTGGAGTTGGAGCACAACTTCAGGCAACATCAAGCGGAAATATTAACTCTATTGGAATTGATGGAATTCAAGACCTAGTAATTGGCGACACCATACTTGTAAAGAATCAGGCGAACCAAGCACACAATGGAATTTATTGGGTTCTGCAGACTGGCTCTCCATCAACCGTATTTGTGTTGCAGCGCTGGACAACATGCGATGGCTCCCCACTTAGCGACCTTGATGTGGGAAGTGCAGTATTTGTTCAAGAAGGAGTTCAAAACGGTTATAGCGTTTTCAGTCTTTCGTCAAATGGTTCAATGACAAACCCTAATCAAGTTGGAACAAATAACCTTGTTTTCTCTCCATTGACGACTGGCACATATACTGCCCTAAGTGCTTTTTGGCTTTTGTTTAAAGAAGCAGACAATGGATACGAATACTCATCTGAAGCAAGTGAGTTCGGTACAGAAATTCAATCGTCTGGACGAGGTGGTCCAGAATTCGCTGTCTCTTGGCCGCTTTATCTTGATTCAGTAATCGATGCAAATGTCGGTCAACTTGATTCCAAAGGTTCTGTAGTTCAAGATGGTGGAGACTTTAGCGTTCCAGCAGGAAAGACGATGCTCGAAGTCATCAAACAGGTTGCCGACCAGACTGGTCTATCCTGGCACTTCTCTCCTTCTGGTTCTGTGAGTTTTGCAGTGACACCATTTACGCGAAATGGAGTTGTTCGCTCGACTCCCTATGGAACAGACAGAACATCTGGTTCTGCTGCGATGCTTTTTACACTTCCAGAACTTACAAACTCCGATACAAAAACAAGTTCCACCGATAGGAGAACAATTGTTTGGGGCTCAGATGGCAGAAGTATTGACAGGCTTGAGTCAACAAATAAATCAATCTTTGGAATTCGCGAGTCATATTTTGAAAATACATCTTCTGATGCTGCAGCAGTTGCCAACTTCACTGGAAGCGCAATGCGAAAAATCGATGGTGGTAAAATTTCGCAGACCATAAAGTTTGTAGAACAGCAAGGACAAACTGCATGGATTGACTTTTCTGTTGGCGACAAAGTTTTAGTTGAGAGCGCAATTGGTGTATTCAGTGAGCAAATAGTCTCAGCCTTATCAGCAACGGTAAGCGCTTCAGATGAACACAACATCGAGATAACTCTCGGTGAGGTATTTCCAGATATTGCTTCTGACCTCGAGGCACAGGCAGGATTTGGTGCACTAAACGCCGCAACCATTGCATCATTTTCTGGAACTCCACCAAATGTGAGTCTTCCACCACCGACACCAAGAACTGCCGTTGCATCCACTGCTGGCATGAGCAACAGAGTAACTGTTACATGGGATAATCCAAACTCTGGTCGAGTCAGCAAGTACGAAGTTGCTGTTTACAGGCAAGGAACGACAAAGATTCCGACCTCGGTGGTGCGACGAGGAAACATCGTTTCAGCAACATTTTCATCTCCGCACGCTCTCACCAATGGGATGTATGTAAATATCACCTCGGACGAAGGATTTGGTGGATTCAATATTCCTCTTCTAAATACCAGTTCAAGTGTTATCTACTATGCAAATTCTGGCCCAGACTTTACGGCAACGAATGCAGTAGGCGTTGCTCAAGTACTTGAATACACGGTAGTTGATGTTGATGGAACCAAAGATACAGCAACTATCGAAAACCTTGGAGCCCCTGGACAGACATACTCATACCACGTAACCCCCTATAACGAATATGGACTCGCTGGGGAGGTAAGTGCAGCACAAACTTTTGCATCCTCAAATGAGCCATTCACTCTTGTTGGTTCTGCTGTGCAGTCTGCAACCTATTCTCAAAATATCAGCGGATGGAAGATTTCAGCAAACGGAGCAGCAGAATTCAACTCAATAACGCTTCCAAGTTCCAGTGCTGCGTTGGATATTGGCGGAGATGATGCTGATTCTTTTCATGTTGACTCAACTGGAAATATGTGGCTTGGTGCAAGCATTGCCAACAAAGCAACCGCCCCGTTTCGTGTTACAAATGCTGGCTACCTGACGGCAAATACTGGACAGTTTAAGGGCCAGTTGGATGTTGGCAGCGGCAATACATCGTTCCATGTTGACACTGCTGGAAACATGTGGCTCGGAAATGCTTCTTATGCTTCTGCACCATTTAAGGTTTCCAATACTGGAAGCATCACCGCAACAACTGGAACATTTAGCGGAAATCTTAATGGTGGAACAATTGACATTGGTGATTTTGATACAACATCGTTTCATGTGGATTCCTCTGGCAACATGTGGGTCGGTGCATCAACATACGCAGCAGCGCCATTTAAAATTTCATCGGCTGGATTTGTTACATCTGCGAATGGTGCGACGTTTACTGGCGGATTGTCAAGCACGAGCGACGCCAGTTTTGCTGGAGGCGATGGCAGGCAGTCCTACATCCAGAACGATGGAAGATTTCAGTCAATTAGTGGCGGAACGGTTTATGCAGAAATGGGACTATCTGGTGTTAAAACACAAGCGCTTATTGCTCAACATCAAAACCATATAGACTTCTTTGGCGAGTACGCTGGATTTAGACACAATATGTCGTTTGGAATTGGGGATTCAGCGTTCTCGGCAGCGTTTGTTGCAACAGGAAACCCAGCCGCAAACGCTGGATTTTCTGGAGTTGCGACTAGGGTGTCTGATAATTATCAGTATTCTTATAATCCTGGATTTGTAACTTCTGATAGAAGAACAAAAATCAACATTGCAGATGTTGATGATGATTTTGAAGATAGATTTTTAAATCAAGTTAAAATTTACCAGTTTGATAAAATAAACTACGCAAACGATAACGACTTGCATGCATACGGAAAGCATCTCGGCGTAATAGCGGACGAATTAAGAGAAATTTTTCCACAGTGGGAAACCAGCATTAGTCTACGAGACCCAGACGGCGCAGACAGCCATGTTTTACGAGCCGTAAACTATGAGGCCATGATTCCCGCCCTTATTTGGATTTGCCAGAGATTAAATACGCGAATTCAAGAACTCGAGGCTAGACTGGTCATATGAGCGAAAATCAAACACCACAGCCAGATATCAGCGAAGTAATTAATGACCTGTCCGTACAGGTTGCCACAATGTCGCGCGATTTGGCTATTCAAAGGTCTATCATTAACCAACTTAATAAAAAGATTGTTGAACTAGAAACAAAATAGGTTGCAATCTAAATTTGGCTGATGTATAGTCAACTTACTTAACTAACAGAGGAGGCCGTATGGCTGCTATTAATTTTGAAGACTACCTAAGCACTTCGGTGCGATGGGCAATGTTTAAGGCCGACTGGCCAGATGCATACATTGAGTTTTCTGAAAGTACCCCAACCGATGTTGGGATTCCCGCTTCGTTTTCAAAAAACGAAGATAAAATTTGCGTCGCCTTCGTTGCCAGATTTAAGGGTGATGAAAGCCCGATTATTGCTTACAAGGCAGAGTCTGATGTCCGCGGAACGAAGGACACTGATTCATGGCATGCTCTTTGCTCAAAGGCAATGGGCCGCGCAATGAAGAAGGCTGGATACCCCGACACCATGACAGACCTTAAGATTCTTATGAAGTTCCGCGAGGCAAAGACTGGAGTCAAGGTTGTGACAGCACCAGCAGTCCAAGTAGCAAATCAGGTTCTTGAAACAAAGTCAATTATCGCTGGTGTGCAAACCGAGAATAAGGTTCCCGCAGTTGAGTCAAAGGAAAGCCCACAAAAAGAGGCAACAAAGCCGCTTCTCGAAGGCTGGAAAAATGAAGGCGAATTAGAAGATGCGCATCGTACATTCAAGACGATGTGTGCTGACCTATCTCCAGATGAACTTGAGTCACTCCGCGAGCACCACGACAAGTTGAATGGTCGTTCTTGGCCTATGGAAAAAGGCGACCTGAATAACCTCATGATTGCCCTTCAGGGTATTCGTGGCGCACGAGAAGAAGCAGATGCTGACAGCATGCTTGCTTCTGCCCCACTTAAGGCGTCATTTGTTTTGCTTAGTGAGCACGCACAAAAAGAAGTAATGCTTGCATTCGGTGACCCATCCAAATGGGAAGAGAACATGCCAGAGCGTGAATACAACGCCATCATGGACCTATTTGAGGCCGCTTCGCAAGAAGACTAATCATGACACCAAACATATTCACGACAAAAGTCGTTGGAGTGTCGTTTTGTAAAAACTATCCGCAGTCAATCTTTTCTATTAGCGCAAGCGTCGCTACTGGAAAAGTCAGCCTTGAACTAGAGCGTGATATTAACAACCCGCACGATTCCAATGCAATTATGGTTAAATCCCAAAAAATGTTCATTGGTTGGTTGCCAAAAGTTATCGCGGCAGTTTTAGCAAAAGAAATTGACAGTGGAATTACTTGGTCGGCGGAAGTTGATTCAATATTGGTATCGACAGAAAATGTTGACCAACCAGGACTAAAAATAACAGTATGGAGAAACAGTGAAAATCAATAGTCAAATACAATTAGTGATGGATTCGCTTGCCGAGACTGCAGGTGCGACTATCAAGGGTTTCGAAGATGGTACTTTGGAATTCAATCCAGACGAAGGTTTCAACGCCCTTGTCAATATCGGAGAACTTAAGCGTCAGGCAAGACAAATCGAAGACTCGATAAACGAACTTCTTGTCGCATGGATGCGTATCAACGGTGAAAAGTCTCGCGACTATGGAACCCATGTTGCCGAGCGTAAAATTAGTTCCACGAGAAAGAATTGGGAGCATAAGACCTTACTTGAAGCGGTTGTTAACATGTCTCTTGCTGATGAGAATAGCAGGATTATTGACCCTAACACTGGAGAGGTAATCGACCTGCTTGTGGTAGCCAAACCACTCATTGATGGTGTGGTTAAGAATATCGTAGATGCTGCAGCAATACGCGACTGGCGTGTGACTGCGCTCCGCGCTATGATTCCTGGACTAAATCCAGACGACTTCTGTGAAGTTGAAAAGACCGAAAGGGTATCCATTAGGAAAAAGGCATGAGCGTATATTGCACTACTCGGGTATGGAAAAAATCAAAAGCAACTGGAAACGACAAACTAGTTCTTCTTGCTATTGCTGATAATGCTTGGGAGGATGGGACAAATGCCTTCCCATCAATTCGACATATAGCCCACAAGGCTGGTCTTGATAAACGAACGGTAAAACGGATTATTAAAAAACTCATAGAGATGGGCGAACTAAAAAGGCAACTTCGCCACAACCAGAGTAGTCTATTTACTGTGCTGATTCAGGATAGTTGGCCAGATATTCCGATGAATATATCCATAGATGACGATGATGACGAAGAAGGTCAGGTCGTTGAGACATCGCCAGAAGCGGTTGAAGTTCCCCCTGCCCCCGAAAAAAAACTTCCAGCGAAAAAGAAAGCAAGTCCATTGGCTAAGAAAGAACGACCAGAAGACCCAATCTGGAATGCCGTAATGGATGTTTGTGGTATTGAGCAAACCACCCTTAACCAGTCCGAGCGAAGCAAATATGGTGGGTGTTGCAAGTTGTTAAAAGAAAGCCAAGCAACATCTGAAGAGATTTATGTGCGCGCAGAAAGATATAGGAAGCGGTACGAAGGAATTATACTTACGCCACCAGCGCTGGCAAATCACTGGTCGTCATTGTCGCAGGACGACGTATCTACAAAGGCTGTTCCAGCAGGCTGGGACGCAATCAAAGAAGCAAGAAAACAACGAGGAGCATAAAATGGACTTTAATGAATGGATGAAACACGGGATTGAGAAGGGTTGGTGCGGGCCGCCAGTTTGCTACACACACGATGGTCTTCCGCTCAGCATTGAAGAAGAAACTTTGCTATACGAGGAAGACCCATGCGTTCACGTCGTGCGAATGTACGAGAGCGAAGAGCAGGCGAAGGCTGTTATCGAAAATCACTCGCCTTCAAATTGGCGTGACCACTATTCTCTATGAGCAAGTACATCTCGTACGCTGATTTCATTGCGGACGTAAGCATTCAGCATGAGAAATTGTTCAGGTTATTTGGGTGGAGATACGGTCAGACCTATTTTAACATTCTCGCTCAGGATAATCTCAAGGTTGCAAACCTGATAAGAGCAACTGAACTTGACCCGTTTGCTTTTGATGAATTAACCAAATTACAGCATCAGAGAATCGAAGGAATTTGGAATGACGCCAGATGAAGCAGACCGAATAGTCGCTGAACTTAATATTATTTTTCCATCCAAGAAACTCATTGTTGAAGAGGTTTTGAGGTGGGAAGAAAATCTTGAGGCGTATTCGTATGAGTCAGGAAAAGCAGCGATTAAGGCAATCGAGATGAACTCAAAATATTGGCCATCCTGGGCGGAATTTAGGCAGGTGATTGAGCCTATCGCTCGCCGTCTTCAAATTGAATCGAACCAATTGGCCCTTCGTTCTGCGGCAGAAGAGCCGTGTAGCAGAGAAGAAAATCTTGCAGCCATTGCAGAAATCCGCAAGATTATGGAATTAAACAAGCGCAAGATTATCGAATAGGCTATACTTCCTCTATACCATTGTAAAGAGGATGTCATGTCAGAACAAATTAAAGTAGACACAGAAGTCGTAGATATCTCTATTTTGAAGGGGTATCACCAAAACCCGCGTCGTGGAGATGTTGACGCTATTGCGAAATCGCTTGAGGTAAACGGGCAATACAAGCCGATTGTGGTCAACCGAAAAGACAACTCAATACTCGCTGGCAATCATACATGGCGTGCCGCAAGAAGCCTTGGCTGGACCCAAATCGCAGTGTCTTGGGTTGATGTCGACGAGCATGAAGCGCGCAAGATTGTTCTTGCCGACAATAGGACATCAGACTCCTCGGCATACGACGACTCAAAACTTCTAGAACTTCTTTCAAGCCTCCCAGACCTGGAAGGAACTGGCTTCACCAGTGTTGATATTGACCAACTTCAAGCCCTAATGAGTGGCATGGGAGAATTCACCGCACCAGAAGGTGAGCGGACAGGAAAAATAGGAGACGGAATTCGTATCTGTGTTGGCTCGTATCGAGTTCTTGTGGACGACGATGTTTACGCAGATTGGTCAAAAGACTTTGAGGGCGCATACAAGGACAACGACTCAATTCTTCATGAGTTGCGTCGCCGTCTAAATCTTCTTGATGCAAAAGCAATTCCTCCACGCCCACGCAAAGCAGCGGCAAAGAAAAAAGCGGTTGCAAAGGCTGGGATGAAATCGGTTATTACAGAAACAACCAACGTGGATATCAATAGCGTTTTCCCATATCCAATGAATGCTCGTCAAGGCGATATTGGGGTAATTGCTGAATCACTTAAGGAGAACGGACAGTTCAGGCCAATCGTTGTAAACAAATTGGATAACTCCATCCTTGTCGGCAACCACACCTGGAAGGCCGCAAAAATGTTGGGCTGGAAGGAAATAGCCGTGACCTTTGTAGACCTAGATGAAGCGGCTGCCGCAAAGATTGTACTGGTTGACAACAAAACTGCAGACCTCGCCACTTACGACCATGTTGAACTTGCAGAGATGCTCCGCTCAATGTCGTCTTTCGATGGAACTGGTTATAGCGGCGACGATGTTGATGATTTGATTAGCGATGTTGCTGGTTGGGGCATCAAGGAAGAAAAAGGAAAGTCGACAGACGAAGACAAGGCCAGAAATGTCACCGCCAACATCGGCAAGTGGGAGATTAAGTTTGAGCGCTCATACTTCGATGCATGGGAAGAAGAGATGTTCAAGGCTCACGGATTCTCGTATGAGGAAGTCTGTAGCGGAATGATGGAGGCGCTAAATATCCAGGGTGACTCATGGGTAAGCACACGCCAGCGCCGCTCAAAGCGCAAGAGCGCCCGTAGAACAGAGTAATGAAGCCCGTACTAACCCCAATTGAGGACCTCCGTCCGTCTGCCTACAACCCAAGAAAGGCCGACGAAGAGCGCCTAAATCTTGTTGAGTTATCCCTGCGTAAATTTGGCTGGCTCCTGCCAATCTACGCGGATGTAAACGGAGAGATTCTGAGTGGCCACCAAAGGCACCTAGTAGCCTCCAGGATGGGCGCAAAGGCCGTTCCAGTGGTTAGGACACCCCCGATGCCCGTAGAGCGCCGTATGGGAATAAACGTGCTATACAACCGCGCCACAAACGACCTTTATAAAAACCAATCTTCCTCGGACATGAAAGAGTCGCTTTTTTCGATGGAGGAAATGATTAATAAAATAAATCTACTGCCAGACATTGAAGTGGATACGGCAGAGTGGTATCCAGTAATGAAAATGAAGCCCCAGTCTGTCTTGCGACTTATAAGCAAAAATGAAAGATGGATGGAGCAGCACGCTATTGTCATGGCTGGACAAATAAAGTCACACGGGTTGCCTCCTATGCCTGTGATTTGCACCCCAGATTTCAATGTTCTAAACGGCCGCGCGCGACTTACATTTGCAGCGCAGGAAGGAATTGATTTCATTGATGTCGTAACGGTTCCGTCAGAAGTTCAAGATGCAGTTACAGCAATGCTCAATCTTTTATCGATGGACTTTGATATCCAGGAACGCTACGCCGACCTTCTTCGTCACAACTCCTTCAGACGCAAGAATCAAAGAGTAGAAATACTGACACCAACATTCCTGGAAGACTTCTTGAGGCACTTCGTTCCTTCTGGCAATAGGAACGGTGCTTTTCATCTTGACGACCCGAAGCATGTTGAGTTGTGGAAAGCATATTACGGGACAAAAGTAATTGATTTTGGGGCTGGCTTGTGCGACAAAACAGACATTCTCAATCGTCTTGGTGTTGACTGCACTGCCTTTGAGCCATTCTTCCTCGCAAAGGATAATGAAACAATCGATACTGAAGGCGCAAGACAACTCACGAGGAATTTTTTGAAGCGGGTTGCCGATGGGACAGAGTTTGACTCAATATTCATCGCTAGTGTTTTTAACAGCATTCCATTTCTTCAGGACAGAATCCACGTTATTAAACTCGTTGCGGCACTTTGCTCCCCACATACCAAACTACACACGGCTGCAATCTGCACGGAATCAGACAGATGGCACAACCACGCACGCGGAGATGTCAAAAAGGGCCACGACACTTCCAGCGGTGGATTCCCACTCGACTATGAGCCAAGAATTATTGTTTCTGATATTGCTGCAAAGCCAAAGGTGCAGAAGTACCATACGCAAACAGAGTTCAAAGAATTGGTTCAAAATGGATTCAAAACAGTAGATACTTTTTTAACGGCAAAGAACGGGCTAGTGCAGGCTGTCGGCTCTAACCCAAAGAAAATAAGCGTTGAAGAATTGCGGGAGGCGATTGAGTTTGAGTTTGACCTCCCACATCCAGGAGGATTGCGTTTAGGGATGGCGGATGAAGCAAAAGAAGCATTTTCAAAAAGACTAGGAGTGGAATTATGAAAGATGAAATAATGCCTGGGCAAGAATGGGTATTCAACGATGATGTGGCAAGCGTCTTTGACGACATGCTCTCACGCTCGATACCAGGTTACGAGAACATGAGAGACATGGTTTTCCGAATGATTTCACCAATCGTTACAAATGGCGGGTATGTTCTCGACCTTGGCTGCTCGCACGGCGAAATGATTTCTTTGATGATGAAGGAATTAGGGTCATCGATGTATGTCAACTATGTCGGAGTCGACTCATCTACGGCAATGGTTAGCAGGGCAAGAAAAAGGTTCTCGGCAGATGAGCGTGTAACAATTATCCATGCTGACATTGCAACAGCAGAAATGCAGCGTCTAAGGTATGACACAGTTCTTTCGGTGCTCACTCTTCAGTTCGTTCCCGTGGAACATCGTCAAGAAATATTAAAACAAATCTATGATTGTCTGACCCCGAACGGTTGCTTCATACTTGTGGAAAAAGTTCTTGGGGAGACTGCCGCTGGGCAAGAGCAACTTGTCGGCGTTTATCATAAAATGAAAAAAGATAACGGCTACACGGAAGAGCAGGTAGATGCAAAGCGCTCATCTCTACAGAATGTTCTTGTTCCACTGCGTGCCTCAGAGAACATCCGCATGCTAAAGGCTGCAGGATTCTCCGTGGTTCAGCCATTCTGGCAAAATCTTAACTTTGTAGGGATTTATGCCTCCAAAGAAAAGTAAGGAACCGCCGAAGTTACAGACATTCGTCGTTGAGATTTACGGCGAGACAATGTGGACCCTGAATAAGGAGAGAAGTCTGCATCATTATCAGCGCGCAAAACTGGTGAAAGAATGGCGAGAAGCATCGGCGGCTGTGTCAACAGCAAAAAAGATACCAAAACGCCTTCGGGCTGTGGAAATAAGATTCATTCCACATCGAAGGAACGGTAAAGGAAAGGCAGACACTGGCGGACATTTCCCTGTAGCAAAGGCCTGTATAGACGGTCTTGTTGACGCTGGTATACTTTGGGAGGATGGTCCAGAGATTGTTAGGCGGCTCATATTTGAAGCGCCGATTGTTTCTGGAGAGTCAAAAGTTGTACTGCATATCACAGAACTGGAAGAGCGATGATTGAATCAAGACTAAAAGAAGTATTAAAGATTGAAGACCCAGTCAAGCGCTCGACTGCGCTCCATAACGAGATGCTCCCAGCAGTGGCAGAAATACGTCGAAGCATCATCGAAGCACGAGCCTTGGCCATTAAGGAGTCATGCGAATTCGGCGGACCAGATGCAGAAGGACTTTCTTACTCTCAGATTGCAGAAGAACTCGCAGTGTCAAAGCCGCTCATTCAGCAAATGGTCGCATTGGCACGAAAAATTATTGCTGGTGGGAGAGCGCCCCTGGAATGACAATTTTTTTAATAGTTCTTTGTGTTATCGGTTGGCTTCTTGCACTCGGAGCAATTGGAATTCTATTAATCTTGGCGGTTGCTTTTTCTATACAAGAAGCAAGGATGACCGAACTGAAGAGCGATTTGGAAGTAATGGTTCGTCGTGCTAATCTCTTTGGACCAAAGGATAGACAAGAAGATATCTAACTTAAAGAGGGAAAGATGCAAGAACGAAACCCATACGAACACCAGCATCGACTCCTGAAGGCAGTGAGAATAGTTGATGTGCTTGAGGAATCAAACATCTCTCTAGATTCTGCAAAAAATTTTGATAAGCATAAGCAATTTGGTATTGCTTCACAAGTTAACGCTGGAGCACCATCAGCAGAAACTTGGAACATGGTGTGCGAACTCTACGAGAAGCGAGTTCACGCAAATTTTCTGTAGAGGGTGATGACCCAAGATACTGGCAGCGCGTTTACGCGACAGCAGTAGTTATCGCCCAGATATTGCAAGAGAACGCAGTTGACCCTCAAGAGTGTGTTGATTTTAATCATTCACATATCCATCAGATATTCATGTCTCAGAGGATTTTTACTTTTGATGAGAACCTGATATTCTCCATCTCTGTGAAACTCTTGCAAGAGCGTCACGACTACACATACAAATCAAATTAATTGGAGAAAAATGACCACTGATACTTGTAGCAGAATACAGCGTTCTATTATGTTCGTTGATAGGGCCTCGGCTCCATTTCCTCCAGGTGGCGGAACTTGCGAAGGACAAGATACAAGTTGGTGGTTCCCAGGATTTGGTGCGAATAAGGCAGAGCAAGCGAACAACCTAAAAGCAATTAGCATGTGCCGAGATTGCCCAGTTCGTCTCGCGTGCTTAAACTACGCTCTTGAGTGGGAGGCATTCGGTATATGGGGCTCATTCACGGAGCGCCAGAGAGACTTCATAAGGAAGCGGAAGGGAATTCTGCAACAGAGAAAGTCCCTGGGAAATTCTAAGGCGAATATGTCCTATGATAGAACTTTCACAAACGAAGATAAGCATTGGCTAATAAAGAACGGATACTAAAATGCCACTACATAATCACCTTCTCCTGAATGGCTACATGACCAATCCACCAATGGATAAAAGCGCTGCTCTTATCTGGATTCAAAAATTAGTCGAAGAAATTGGCATGAAGGTTGCCGCTGGACCGATTGCTGCATATGTAGAAAAAGAAGGCAACCGTGGAATGACTGTTGGGTGCTTAATCGAAACCTCGCATATCGCCATGCATGTGTGGGATGAGACAAGCCCATCATTCGTTCAATTTGACCTTTACACCTGTTCCACTCTTCCGACCGAACTTGTTATCCGTAATCTTGTTGAAAATTGGGGACTTCACAACTACGCACACATGGTCCTTGAGCGCTCAGACGGATTTAATGTCGTCGAATCTGGAGGAACGGCAGTCTTGGAAAGCGAATTCCCCCAAGATACATTGCCGTTTTAGCCTAAAACCTTTCTATCCATATAGCGATTATTATTCGCTGCATGGGAAAACAGAAAAAAGGCAAAGCAGGCGCTGGCGAAGGTCGCACCCGCAAAAATCCAATTACTGGAGAGGTTGAAACAGTTGCTGGCACAAAGGCTGGAAAGCGACGTCAATATCTTCCACTCGGTCATCCTCTGCGCACCCATAAAGACAAAAAGGGTGCGGCTAAAAAATGAGCGAGCGCTTTTGGTACGGAGCATCCGCCATTTCCGCCGTTGATGGAGACACCATCGACCTAATGGTTGACCTTGGGTTTGACACCCACAAAAAGATTCGCGTTCGCTTGTTTGGGGTCAATACCCCAGAGTCACGAACCACCAACAAAGAAGAAAAAGTGCTTGGCCTGAAAGCAAAACAGTTCACCAAAGACTGGCTTAAGGCAAATCCCTGGGTTTTTGTAAACACAATCCCAGACAAAAATGACAAGTACGGTCGAGTTCTGGCAAAAATCTACTCATCTGACAAAATCGATGACCCGAAAACCGTGTGTCTCAATTCGGACATTATCAATTCTGGATTAGCGCGTGAGTATTTTGGCGCTGGCGATAAAACCTGGACTGAATTTAAAAAGGAGCAATAATGGAACAGATTAAAAATATAGTTTTGCGTATTCTCGCAACATTCGCCGCATCTGGTTTGGGCGTTGTCGGCGCTGGAACAATTGCTGGAGTCCCGCTATGGAAAGCAATCTTCATGGCTGGAATCGCTGGAGTCGCGACTGTAGTTGAAGGACTGTCCCGCGCATTCTTGGACGATGGAAAACTCAGCGTTGAAGAAATCAACAGCGTATTCAACAAGGTTGATGGAAGCGCGCGTAAGGAAGAGTTTTCAAAAGCATTTACTGATTCCAGCATGGGAAGCGCAACGGCAAGCGCTTACAACGCGCACAAGTAATGAAAAAGGTCAGCAAAGCATTCCTGACGGTCTTTTTGTTTTTGACCGTATCTGCCTGCGGCTATCAAGGTGACTATAGGTATTCATGTCAAGACCCAGAAAATTGGGAAAAAAAGGAGTGTAATCCACCGTTATGCAAAGTAGATG